TGAGCTTTCTCATCAAAGACTCTATTATAAATACCTACTAATCTTTTTTGAACATTAGGAGTAATTGTATTACCTACATTTTTAAAATAATTATACAAATAATTGAACTCATCTATATAGAGACATTTTGGTTTATGATATGGAAACAGCTCATTTAATCTTTCCTGTCTTTTATCACAACCACAATCCTTTCCTTCAGGTGTAAACTTCTCTACTACCTTCTTGATACCTGTAGCTTTTGTTATCTTTTCTACACTATCTCCAAGACCCTTGCTTTCTTTTTCATAGTTGGCTTTCCAAGTCTTGTAAGCTTTAGTTCTTTTATCAGTTGGAATTTCTTCTTTTGTATTCTTTGTAGTCATCTTGGAATATTTCTTTAAGTTCTTTTTTACATTTTTTTAAGGTATGAAATATACTTACCCAACTTATTTTAGTTTTATCTGCAATTTTTCTAATACTCATTGGTGTGTCTCTGTATATTTTAAAAAGCTGTCTATCATACCATCTCCAGCTCTGTATATGGTCATCTATTTTTTGAGTAAAATTATGATAGTTTATTTCTTCATCCATTTCATCAATGTTTGGAATTTGCAGAAATACTTGTTCATCATCAATACTAATTTTTTGTACTTTGTTTTTAGCATTGACATACTGTAAGAACATACTCCTAAGAACAATCCATATATACGCTTTATTAACTTTCCCATTTTTTAAAACTTTTTTCTTATTAGAATATTTATATAGTGCCAAATAGGACTGCTGAACTATGTCCTCTTGGTAACTTCTTTCCCCAAATGATTTCACTATAGCTACCCATTCATCATGATGTTTAGCTACCTCAGCTAACCATTTTTTTCCTCCCATTGTACTGTCATGCTAATTATAAAAAAACAACACTGTAAAGTGTATTCTCTTTCATTGTCATAATCAGTATAAGATAATAATGCACCTGCCATTAAACCAAGTACAGGAGCAATCCCTACAGTAGCATTTTTATACATGGCAATCATGTAAAATAAAATACCAACTATTAAAAATATTACTCCTATTATTATCATAGTTCTATTTGTTTTGGTTGTTTGTCTTTTAGTATATCTAAGCCTTCAAATAGAAATCCTACATTGTCTATTGCCATTCTAAACTTCAAGGGTTTATCATAACTTGTAGGTCTGCCATTTAGCTCAATTTCTTTTACTTTTAATATATGCAAATGTGTAAACATCCACTCTTGTGGGTGTGCTATATACCTATGTATAGAGAGAATGTCATCACTTCTGGAGACCCACTTAGAACCACCTTCAATGTTTGCTCCATTTAAAGGTGTTGCTAAACCTTCATACTCATGCCCTTTTGGATGGACCTGTCTTATAGATTGTGTGTTGGCATGAACATTTAAATATACAGATACCTTTTGTTTTTTTGCAAACATCCTAAACTCAGAAGCTACCTCATAGTCATACTCATGAGTACCTACTGCCTTTACAAGTGTGTGCTCTTTTTTTAGAGAGTTGTAAGGGTCTATTAATAGACATTGATAATCCCAAGCCTCTTTAACTGCTTTGGCTTCATTAAGTAAGTCTTTGTAATTGTAAAGTCTTGAGTTGTCTATTAGCTTAAAGTGTGCCTCTGCCCAAGATATAGCTTTGCTTATTATCATCTCTGAGGCTTTGTCTACTGTCTGACCCATTTTAAATTCTATAATCTTTCTCATAATACTCTCAGGAGTATTCTCAGAGGAAAACAATAGAAATCTAAGGTTGTGTTTAATCGCCCAAACTACAAAGAGGTATATAATAAAAGTAGTCTTACCTGTATTGGCATGACCCATACAAAGAACAAAGTTATTCTGTAAGTATCTGTAATGATTGTCTATTCCCTCTACACCCATTGGTAGACCTTTTTTAATTCTGCCATACTTGTAGTCTAATATCTTATCAAGTATTTCTTTTCCTTGTACAATCATAAAAAAAAAGGGGGAAAAAATCCCCCTATTATTTAAAATTCAAAATCTGCTGTCTCTGATGGTTGTCTGCTTGGATTCTGCTGTAAATTTGAAACCTCTCCAAGTAGCTGTGCTATCCTCCATCCTTGAAGATTAGTGTAATACTTACCTTTGTATTCATTGCTTCTTATGTTAAAATCTACACTTACTTCATCTCCAACATTAAACTTTAATAATTCTTTTACCTTATCATTAATAAAGTCTAATTGTACTGTTTGAGGGTACTTGTCATTTGTAGTTAATAACATACTTTTTTTTGTCAAGTTTTTGATTTGTTCTTCTTGACCAATCTTTTCAATTTTACCTTCTAATTTTAATTCCATAATTACTGTGTTACATGATTTTCTAATTTTGTAGCTACTTTTGTTAAGTCTTTAATTTCTACCTTGTCAGCTACTACAAGGTCTACCGCCATTTTGAGGGTTGATTGTCTAATGATGTCCTGTTGTGTTAATGTTCTGACCATAATAAAGTTGTTGTTTTAATAATCTGTTTTCTTGCTTGAGTTCTTTGTTTTCTCCCTCAAGTTGTATTAATCTTTGATATAAATTTTCCATTTTCAAATATAGGAAAAAATGTTAATAAAAAAAAAGGAGGGTTTTTACACCCTCCCAAACCAAACAATTAAAACAAACTAAATCAAACAATGATTTTTTTATAATATTCTATAAGTTCTTCTAATTCAAAGATACTGTGTTTTTTTGTTTCTTGACTTTTAATGTAAAGTTTTTCTGATAACTCTACACCTAAAGCTCTTGAGTATTCATATATACTTCCTTGATTGTATCTGTTACAGTACCTACATTGACTGTAAACATTCTGTTCATCATAGCGAGTAGACATATATTTTCTGGACCTAAAATGTCCTGCATCCATTTCTTTCCAATGTAGTTTTTTATTACATGAAATACATTTAGCAAATCCATTTTTATCAGCATCTCTCTTTCTTATGTACTCGCTGAAAATTCTATCCAGCTTTTTTATTAATTTACTTCTTGTTACTTTACGCATCCATCTGAAAAAGTAGAGACTTTCCTAAAGGCTCATCAATACTTTTTATTTGTTTATAGATATACTTACTATCAGATTTTACTTTATTCTTTTCTCCTTTGCTTGAATCTATTCCTAAATTGGTATACATAATTGCATCAAGTTGTAATAGATAATCTGTTTTTTCTTTAATTGTTTTGCCAAAATCTTTGATGATTTTGTCAGATAAATCTCTGATAGTGGTATCTTCCATTTTATAATTAATTATTAAGTTAGACATATATCCCACTAACCCACCAAAGTTAGAAGGAATTTTTTTAAGATGTAAAATATTGTTCATAATTTCTAAAAATTATTTGCCTTGCCCTCTATAGAGCTTCTTGTAGGTCTTTGAATTTTTAAGTAAGGATGCTTTTTTAGAATGTCTACCCCTTCTTTTTATCTTTTTTTTTACTCTATATACAAAGTTAGCTTGTTTTGCCATTACCTAAAAGTAAAATAAATCAAACTTAAAACCACTAATACACAATGTGGACAAATCATTTTGTTTTGTCTTTTATTTTTTCATAAGTCCTAAGACCACCTAAACCCAACATACCCATAAGAACTGTAAACAAAGGTTCTGTTTCTAATACAGGAAATTCAGTATTTGGATATATAGTTTTAATAATTGGAAAGGCAACAAAGTGATAAGCAAAAGCCAAAGAGCAGACCCAACCAACAGAAGGACGCCACCCACTAACAAATATACTCCTATGTTGTGCTTCAATTTCATTAATTTTAGCTTGGATTTCAAGTATTGCATTTGGGTCAAGTTCTTTTCCTTTTATAGCTTGTCTTAGCTCTATTGCAAGACCACCTAAAGCTGACTTGCCTTTGTTTCTTCCTGTAAGTAAGCTAAGTATTGTTTTAATCATTTAAGGTGCTTCCTACTGTGTCAGTTTTAATAGGTCCATATAACAGGTGATGCTTTCCATAGGTCGCTTGAGTCCACATGGATAAATGTGGAGGCAATGCCAATTCTTTTGAATCCTGCTTCTTGAAGTGCTGTAATGATAGTCCATCTATCCTTTGAGCTTTTGCAGACAATATCTGCTGCCTCTCCTTTAAGATGGCTTGAGTTTGGACTCGCTGAATATCCTCTTGCACTAAGCGATTGATTGTATTCATTTGTTCTGTATCCAGAAGATATTTTGAAGGGTATACCAGCAATCCCCCTTGCACTATTGAGCATTGAAAGGAAATCCCTATCCATATTAGTAGCACCAGAGTTAGGCAAATCTGGAGAGTCAAATTCTTCATAGTTAAAATATTTAAGACTCATTACTGCATTTGTTTTTACATTTACACTTACCTGACTTACAGTCATCAAAGTCAAGTGTTTTGTTTAGTAGAAGTCTGTCTATTGTATCATCTTGTAGTTTTATAAGCATACCTTCAAGCATATCCTTAGCACTTACAAGCATTTCTATCTTCATTTCTAAATTACTAATTTTCTTTTTAGCAGCATCTAAGTCATCTGGGTTTCTACCTGTAATACTTGCTATTACCATAGCTATACTTGCTGCTATCATACCTATTAAGGTATTTACTATCTGTGCATTTTCATTAGGTATTGAATACTTAGTTAGATAAAAAAGTATAATAATAACTAAAAAGAACACAAGCAGACTTCCTGCAAAATGTCTTATATCTTTGGCAACTCCATTAGTAGGCATTTTCATTTTTTAAGGGCTTTATATATTTGTATTACTGTAAAGGTTAATGTAGCTGCCATTACAAGCATTTGAAGTATTGAGTTTATTTCACTCACACTAAATGCTAATGCAAATAAATTTGCAGCATATAAACTAAATATTTTCATACCATCATCCATCTCATTTTTTTTAATGCCACATTATCAATAACAAACTTATATCCATTGTTGATTTTCTTCATCCCACTCCGCCAAAGGATTATCCTCAGGTCTTGGAACTGGAGCTTGCCAATCATCATTAGAATCTAAAGACCAAGATGGAAAAGGTTGTGGTGAAATAAATTTATCTTTTGATGAATCATAAAAATCACCAATACCAGCATATTTCTTCCTAAAGTTATTATTATAAGATGTCTGTACCCAAGTAGCAGAACCTAATAGTGCGTTTAGAAATTTCTTGCCTTTGAGTTCACTTTCTGTGCCATCATTTTTAAGTAAAACACTATTGTTTACAACAACAACACTTACTACTATATTATCTGAATTTAGTTTTGCAAAATGTCCCATATTAACCTGTATAAGAGCCTGACCCATTAAAAACTATAACTGTATCAGAACCATCTGTAGAAACTGTTGGACTGCCACTTGTTGTTCCTGAATAGTTTGCAGTAGGCATCCTTAAAATTACAACCCCTGAGCCTCCATTTCTTCCTGTAGTTACCGCAGGAGTTGGTTGATTACTTGCACCACCGCCACCACCACCTGTATTGTCGGTAGCATTACCTGTATTAGTGCTACCACCTGAACTTGCTGTAGGTGTAGTGCTATTTGAGCCTCCTGCTCCACCACCAGCTCTTGATACTGATGAGCCTGTAATTGATGATGCAAGACCTATTCCACCTGTACCATTACTTCCAGCACCACCAGCACCACCGCCACCAGCACCAAAGAAATTAGGAGCTGAAGTAGATGCTGTACCACCATTAAAACCTTGAATTGGACTTGAAGTCCTTGTACCAGCAGCACCATTTGTAGAACCACCGCCTCCTCCTGAGCCACCAGACCCACCAAAACTTGGAGAACCTCCACCGCCACCTCCAGCACCTCCGCCTGTTGAGGTTACATCTGTAATATCAGAACCAGTAACTGAGGAATTATCCCCTATTGTGCCTTGATTAGAAGCAACTGCACCACCATTTCCACCACCTCCTACAGTAATGGTATAAACAGTACCAACATTAAAAGTAAAGGCAGTTTCTGAGCTTTGATTTCCTCCTGAATTTTCAGAGCCAAAAGAATTTCTGTAGCCACCTGCTCCACCTCCTCCTCCATTTTGGGTACATCCTCCGCCACCGCCTCCTGCAATGACTAAATAGTCTGCTGTGTATGAAGTTGGAGCTATAGGTAGATTATAAAACTTTCTTCTTAACATAATTATATATCACTTGAATCCTCAGCAAATGTTGCTATAGAATAGAAAAAAATTGGAGCAGTAGCACTGTCATCTACACATTCTATTTGTAGAATATTTGAAGTAGAACCATCATCATTATAATTTACTCCACCAATTTTGTTAAAGGTATTGCTTGAACTACCTGCTCCTGCAAGATTTAAAGTTTGGTTACCCTTGATAGGGTAAATTGTTATAATTTGACCTTTTTTGTAGCCTGTTAAACTTATGGTATATGCACCAGTTAAATCTCCGCTTAATTTAAAAATTGAACCTAATGCACAATTAAATGAAACTGTACCTGTAAGTGTTGTAATTGAAACTTCATCAGTAAATCTTGGTTCAAGCATATCATTCTCTACTGCATCATTAGCAATAGTCAAAGCTCCTGATGAAACAGAAGCATCTCCACTAATTGCAAGTGTGCTACCATTACCAAATAAAGAATAAATCTCATCTGTGTTGGAATTTATGCTTGTAAAAGCTGTTCTTAGAGGGTCTCCTGTACCATCATTAGCACTACTCCCTACATTCACATTTGTCTTTGCCATATCTTTAAATTATTGTTCTATCTGCTGTTATTAATGTACTATCACTTCTTATAGAAGTTGTATCTGCTGTTAAAGCTAAAACATCTTCTGCCCAACAGGGAGGAGCTGAGGTTAAAGGTATTGCATCTGTTGTATTGGCTGTGTCTCCAAACCAAGTAGAACAGTATAATTTACCCCAATCTATAGTATTAGCCATATATTAATAATACTTTTTTTCTTTTTTTGTTATATATCCTTTTTTCAAAAACTCTTTTAGCTTTTGTATATTCTTATCTTTATTTTTATAACTCTTTACAGTACCCATCCAGAAAATCCATAACTGTTTTTGTCAGGAAAGACATCATCATTACTATTGGTAAAATACTCAGGGTATTTACTTGGAGCTTCAAAACTCATAAAGTCTACAAATCTGTCTGTATAATACTGAGCTATGCTTCTTTCTTTTTCTATTAGGAAGTCCACTTCATTCTTATCAGCGTTTATTGCATTTTCAGAGTTGTGCTTAAATATACCTTTGTTAGATATTGTATAAGCTGCATAAGGAAGGAACTCTACAAGTGCCCAATGACAGAGCATTGGCTTTATATAGGTGTTTACTAATGTTAAATAATCACCTGCAAGAGAAGAACCCTCAATATCTGCTTTTATTTTATCATATAGTTTTGAACCAAGATAGTTTTGAATGTGGGTCTCTTGAGCTATTAGGATATATTGTATAAACTTATCTGTGTCAATGTTACCATTCAAAGAAGTGAACTTGACTATATCTTTTCTTGAAATCATTAAACCTGTTGCCATATCTATCTTGGTTTTCTGTATCCTTTATTGGGCATATCTATTGGAGCAATAGCCACCTCCTTAGGGTTTTTTGGTAATTTAAATCCTTCTCTTATTGCTTGGTTTACATTTACAAACTTTGTTTGATTTAAAGCATTACCAGCATAAGGTTCTCCATCAGCTTTTAGTCTTTTCTTATAAACTCTCCTTTCAAATCTATGATAACAATTAGGTCCTCCCTTATATTTAAAAAGTGAATATGGCTTATTTTTATTAAAAGACTTGTTTACTCCTCTAAAACTCATTTGAGCTATATCTTCTTTTCTGTATAGTTTGTTGCGTTTTAACATTTGTTTACAAAAAGTTCTTGATGGATTTTTAGCTACTTTGCGAGTACCCTTAACATATTTGTATCTTACCTTATAAATCTGATTGTCTTGGCTTGAATCTTTTGTTGGTGATGGTGCTTTGTACGCTGACAAATGTAAACCATTTAAATATCCTTCTACATCAAAGTCCTCAGGTTCATCTTCTGTATCATCTACATCTAACAACTCATAGTTTTCATAGTCCTCATCTTCTCCTAAATCTTCAATAAGTTTTAAAAGAGCTTCTCCATCTTCATCAGATAAGAAAGGTCTGTCATCTGAAAGTTTTACTCCTGTTTCTTCTTCCTTAGCTTCTTTAGTTACTGCATTTTCTGTATCAATAAATTCAAGAGGCTGTAAGGTTACAAAATATAATTTTAGACTAATATCATTAACTGCAAGAATAGAGTCCATACAGTCCACTATAAGGTCCTGATAAGGTCTAATAGTAGTGTTTTGAAACAGCAAAGAAGCTGTTCTAATCTCATCTGCATTATTTCCAAGACCATTGTTGTCATCTCTAATACCTAAAAGTAAAGGTGAGGTTACTCTATGACCTACCATGATTTTCTTTGCTGCCTCAGAGGATAAATACTCATAGTGAGCAGGAGCATCATTTAAAGGTACATCATCAATAGTAGTTTTACTCTCAGCATTATTGTTAAAAGCTACAATGACCTTCTCTCCCATTGACCCTGTGAGCTTATTCATTACATCATTTTTAACCTGTAACTGTTTTTCTCTTTCAGGTACTCCATTGTTGAAGTTTACAACCTTAGTACCAGAGAAACCACATTGAACATCATTTATCAAATAATCTGATATTTCACTTTCAAGCTCTGCATAAGCTAAAGAACCTGCATAGTCTACAGGACATATATAATCATAGCCTGAAACATATCTCTTAACTATTTTAATTTCTGGTTCTGTTTGATTCCCAAAACCAAAAGCTGCAATTCTTTTAGGCTTGTCTGACTTTTTCATGTTTGCCCAATCAGGAAAATAGTAGTAAGCTCTAATCTTACCATCTATCATCTTCTCAGGTCTTAGGGTTTGTCTTGGAAAGTGTTCTGCTTTTACTACTTTGTTATTTTGGTAGATAACTTGAAATGATGCCTCTCCTAATAGTTTTAAATCTAAGCATATCTTTCTAAGACAGTCATTGTTAAATATAGATTTTAGAGCTGCATACTCCTCTGTCTTTGTAGAGCTGTCTAAGGCATCTATACCTTTGCCATAAATAAGCTGAGCAATACCATTTATTGTAGCATTGTTTGTAGTAGAGTTTATAAAGTTGTCTATTAGGTATTGATAGTAGTTGTTATCTTCTCCATAGGCAACATAATCTTTTTTCTTGTCCTCTACTACCTCAGGTCTGTTATAGCTTGATAAATTTATTAAATGTACATTTTCCATTTACGCAAATATGAAATCATTATTACTTTCTGTCTGTTGGTACTCTCCATTGTTTATAGAGTAATCAGTCTGGTTTGTGCAGAAAATTCTGTCTTTAAATACTACATCAATACCTGACTTAATTGTTAAGACATAAAAGTTATCTTGTTTTGTAGTAAAGGTAGCATTATATCTATTAAAGTACAGAACTTCTGAAATGCTTGTAGTTGTAGCATTGTGTATGTTTGTACCTGTTTGCTCATCATCAATCGTAACTACATAGCTACCTCCACTAACAAAACTTCTTGGAATAAAATCTATGTTCTGAGCTGAACTACTCTCTTGTAAAATAATCATATATATATAATAAAAGAGTTTTGATTTTGTTATAAAAAAAAGGCAACATCTCTGCTGCCCTTTTATGTTACATTTTGTTTTTAAGACTTTCTACATCTAAATTAACTGTGTACCCTTGTTTTAATCTATCCCAAACATACCATTCAATATCATGATGAAATATTAAATCGTTAATTCTAATGTCTTGTTCACATCTTGCAGCATAATTTCTACCATTGCTGCGAAGCCTTAAATTAATTGTGTAATCATTTTTCATTTTGATTAGGTTTTAAAATTGTTACAATATGTCAAAGAACTTAATCTTTACAATAATATAAACATTTTATTAACAATAACCAAAAAAATATAGTTTTGTAACAAAAAGACTTGTATTTGTTATGTTATTAACATTTTGTTATAAAAAAAGGGAGACAAATGCCTCCCCTCTTTATTGGTCTAAGATTTATTAGGTGTTAGTACCTTCTGTAATTGTTACAGTATTAGTCATTCCAGCAAATGGATTTGCAGAAGTTGCTCCTTCTAAGAAGTTAGCAGGTTTTAGCTCTTGTGCTGTAAGAGTAAGTGTATAACCACTTAGGTCTCCCATAGCAGCTCCTGTAACTATTGTTCCACCAGAAACATCTGCTCCATGCTCAAGACCCATGATAAAAGCATTTCCATTATAATCTTCTACAACTACATGAGGTCTGCCAAAAGTTAAAAGTTTTAACTCTTTATGGTCTTGAACAGTCAGCTTAGTCAGAGTCAAGTTTAAAGTTTGCTCGAAAAATGTTGTACCATTCTCCCTTGAACTTGTAAAAGCCTGTTCAAAACTACTGTTTCCCTTTACTTCATAATTAAAACAAGTAACTACACCTAAATCCTCAACTACATCTGTATCTGTACTATCAAAGGCTGCTGTTATAGAACCAAAGTCAAAAAAGTATACTCCTTTAATTCCACCTACCACATCTTTACATGGTACTTTTCTCCCTATACTAAGCGTACAAGCCATAATTTATTGAATTTATTAGGTAGCATTTCAGCCATCTGTTATAATTATCCTGTTGCTGTAATACCACCAGACTCAAGTGCATTACCAAAGACAAAATAGTTTGACCCATCAGAGGTAATCTCTACAAAGTCTCCTAAGTTATCAGCAGTATGTACAAAGTTCAGTTGGTCAGCAGCATCTACATCTACTACAGCTCCTGCTACAATAATAGAACCTTCCATTACATCAGCAGTTCCTCCTGCAATTACAGTATTAGCAGAAGTTAGTCCTCCTGTTGTTACAAATTTAATATTAAAGCCTTCTGTTGGAGCTGGAAGTGTTACTGTTCCACCTGTACCAGATACTTTAATTGTCTTACCACTATCTGCCATTGTGTAAGTTTCCCCAATGGTAATAGCTTGGTACTTTTCTACTTGTCTTTCAACATCATTACTATGTGTTATTG